AAGTAGCAGTAGAAAGAGAAGGAATTACCGCAAAACCTTGATAGCCTTGAGTATCATCTAAATAAAACTTCACTATAAATATTTTCGCTAACACTGCTAAATCAAACCAATAATCATCTACCGCAAGCTTCTCAAAAGAACCCGTCCAGTTTTTCTGTAGAGCAGCTTTTGTTTTCCACTCATTACCAAAGCTTGAGGTATCTACTACGTCAATAGTTTCATCAATTGTCCAGTTATAGGCATCTCCAATTTCTATAGCTGGCGCAAAATACTTCCCTGAAACAGTTGGAGATAGTCCGGTATCGGTAAGTTTTACTCTTCCCGTAAACCAATCAATACCGCCATCCATCCAAGTTTTATCTAACGTTCCGGTCGAGATAGTAATTGGTTCATTCGGGTCCCAAAGCCGTTTAGTTGTATCATTTATTTGATATATTTTAGTAGTTCCGTCTTCGGTCATTGCTTCACTGGTAAATACAGTTGAAAAAGTAGGAGAGGTATTAATCGCATAAACCTTCGCTAAATAACCCTTAAAGGTTGCCATCTATATCACCACCTAAGTATAACTTAAAGCTCCGTTACCAGTGAAATTAAAGGTAACGGTAACCAAATCAGCTACTGCCGCCGAACGGGAAATACTTTCTACTATCGCAGCTCCTGAATAATAGTGAGTTGCATCAGTATAAAAATTAGCCGTAATCTCTGCTCCAATTGTTAGAGCGCTTTGCCCCGTATCTGAAGTATCTAACCTTCCGGTTATGGAACCTGTCCAATCTTTCTGAGTAGCTACTTTCTTTTTCCACTCATCACCAAATGCCGATTTATCTATGATATCTGCCGAAACATCAAGCGTCCACTCGCTTATTTCTCCTACCGTATTAGTTCCAACTTTAAAGTTTCCTTGATAACCTTTTAATACTGCCATTTCAGTCCTCCTAAGAATAAATTTTGTAAATACAAGTAATTACCGAACCATATTTTTCTAAATCATTATCCATACCGTTTAATCTATTAACCGTAATATCCAATGGTTTAGATTTATAAATTTTTTGATTTGGCGTTGTGCCTATGGTAACAGTTAATTCACTAAATAATGTGCTTTTTATATCTTCTGGTAAAGATATAGCTTGATATTCATTAGGTATGGGATAAACATAAACCCAAATGTAATATTCAGCCTCTTTTGCTGCATTAAAAGTTGTAATCTTTTCGGTATCCGTTAAAGACCGAACCACAGCAAAAGGTTTAGTTTGAGCATTTAGGTCTAATTCAGGTGAATATATTAAAGCTCCACCAGTTAAGGTAGTAACATTTTCTATTGCATTCACAATTGCTTGCAATAAGTTGATTTTCATAGTTTTTTCAATTCCCTCACAGCTTCTTCTATGTCTCTCACAAATTGCTCTCTTTGCTCAAAAAGAGTTTTAGTCAAATAACCTACTGTCTCAGGATGGAGATTGTTAACGTAGTTTCGTAGGCGAGCATAAGGAACGTTATCTGAAAAAACTGCATACAACATTGTAGCTAACTGTTCTTTATCGATACTCCTGCGTAATGTTCCGGTTAAGACCGGCGCTCTCGCTTTCGCTTTTACTCTAATTTCCTCAGCGTTTTTCTTCACCACAAAGTCAAGAGCCTTAATAAGCAATTCAGGACGTTTATCCCATTTCTCAATTAACTCATCTAACCCCTCTAACTTCAAAGTAATGTTAAGCAATCTTATGCCCGCCTACTTCGTAATAAGTCCCTAACTGGTCGATTTTGATATACTTCACTTGATAATTCTGTGAATTGTAAGTGATTATATCGTTTAATTCTATTGAATTGCTTATCGGAATTCTAACTAAAATATCTCCCGCATTTAATATCCCCGAATCAACCACTATTCGTTCATCGCCCCGCAATTCTTGAACATCTGCTGCAATTGTGGTATCTGTTAATGTATATCCTAACCCACCGCACAACTCACAAGCAGGGTCAGCAATACCATAGCTATCAATACACGTACAGACTGTTTTGACATTAATCGATATTGAATTTATAGCCGATAGAACCTCAGCTACACTGTTTTTAATATAAGTCTTATCAATAATCACTTTCTACATCCGCATAGTCAGTAATATCTATCCCGGAAAGTCTATCCACTTCAGTTTTCCACAATTCATCTACCGAGGAAGGGTCAGCTCCTATAGTAGCCTTACTTTCATATTCCTCAATCAAAGTCCTATAATTATCCACTAATCGAGATTTGTCTATCCTCACATCCCCAGTAGAAAAAGAATAAGCTCCGGATACTATCTGAGCCACTATCCCTCTTAAGACAAAAGCAGCTGTTTTATAGATATTATTATTGTTATCAGCCAACAAACTATTCAGCTCATCATCAGTGTATCCGTGGTCAGTCGGTATTAACTTTTTTACTTTTTCGAGGTTTGTCATTCTTCTCCTCTTCTAAAAGTTCTTTAATTTCATATAACATTTTGTATATCTCCATCAACAAAAGTTCTTGAGTTGTAGAAGGATTAAGATATTCTAAGGGGGAGCCTGAACTCCCCCTTCTATTAACTTGCTGTACCAGTTGAGGCATAACAACCTCTCCAATCAAATACTGCTCCACCTACAACGTGTCTAACCTTATACTCGATGCTATCAGTATCAAAGTCTCCGCCAAATGGGTCTTCTCCGCCGCCAATTCGCATAGCGTTCGGATTCTTCATAAAGATTTCTGGTTCTTCATGCCCAGTAAGTTTAGCCAACACTAATGTTTCAATGTCAGCAGGGTCAGGGAATAAGAACCAAGAAGTATTGCCGTTCGTCGGGTCGAGAACTGAAATATAAGGATTAACATGTAAAACTATCCTGGTCTTCATCCAGTTAGCTGTTTTCCAAATAGTATCCCCTTCAGTATACTGAACCTCAATTGCGTTTAAGATATTTCGAGCAGTAATCTCCAAAGAAACAGGAACTACTAAATGTAATCTCTCAGTATAGATAGGTTCGCCATCGGGAGTTGTATGAGCTCCGATAGCCTCAAGAGCTGCTCCTAAAGAAGTTATACTAAGTTTGGCAGTTCCCAGATTTGATTTAGTAGAATTATCAAAAAGAGTAGAGCTTGGTCCGGAAGGGGTTTCAAATAGAGAAGTAACCAATCTTAACTCAGTCCGTCTTGCAGCTCGAGCTAATTTCTCGGTTATTCTCCGCAAAGCTCCTAAGTCATCATTTAGATATGCTTCCCATGAAAAGCCTATTTTTCTACCAAACTTAGCTACCTTTATTTCATATTTCCCATCTGCTAAAGCCGAATACTGATAAGGCTCAAGCTCCTTTACTTCATTTAGAGCTCCATCTCCACCATATTCGTATATTCTATCAGCAGTTCTGAAGTCTTTTACTTTATCGAGATAAACATATCCCTCATAATCTGCAGGATATTCCCGATATGCTTTCAATAAAGCTCTATCAAGTGCTGTTCCTAACAAAAGATTGGGTAAATCAGAAGTAGACATAGTTTCCGCAATTGAGCGAACTCCCACATCGCCTTTTAAGTCTTCGAATAATTCTTTGAATATATCCATTTTATATTCCTCCGTTACTTGAGTAATACTTGAATAGTAGCATTTGCTCCTGAGCCAACTGTTCCAAGAGCATAGCCAAAGAAAGTTCCACTATGGTCGTTTTTATTTATCTTAACCGTTCTGGTAGCATCATAATACAGTTTATCTCCAATACTTACAGCAACGTTACCATACGTCCATTCTGTACTATATACCATGTTTACGCCCTCAACGTTGAGCTCAAAAACTCCCTTTCTACGGATAATGCAAGTTCCGTCGTCTTCGGCGTCTATTAGAGCTACTCCAGTTATCCCACCAACCGCCACCGGGTCTCCAGACTTTGCTCCTGCAACGGTTAGTGCTAAATTGTCAGGTTTCTTAAAAACTAAGTTATTAGCCATAGTTCACCTCCTAACTACGAGCAAGGAGAACTTTGATAACCCCTGTGCCAGAACTTTTGGTTTCCAAAGCATAGCCAAACAAAACATTACTGCCAGCAGTGGTAGTTAAAGCATTGGCACTGGTAATGTAAATCGGCGTCCCGACAGCGCTTACTGTATCAGTTACCGATAGCTCAAACACTCCAACTAATCTGCCAACAGTATAGCCATTCTCCTCGTCGGCCATTGCCACCGCAGGAATCTGACCCACCACAAAAGGCTCTCCGGATTCTATTTCACTACCAGGAGAAGAATTAGTATAGAACTTAAGCTGTTCACCAGTTTTATAAATTAAGTTTTTAGCCATTTTGTTTACCTCTTTGTTTCCATTATTTTATTAACTTCATCTTTGCTATATCCCATTGCCTCAAGTAGTTTTCTTTGTTTGTCTGCGTATAGTTCTTTATTATCTTCTTTGCCACTATTGCCTACGTTTACCTGTTTCTCACCTGCTATCTTCGCTATATATTCCTTTTCTGTTTTAATGCTTTCAAGTATGTCTTCTATTTTAGCTACTTTTCCCTCAAACAGTTTTCTAATTCTATCCTTAGCAA